TTGTATATTATCAGCACCATCTACTTCTATTAGATTAGTATTAGTTACTGGTATACCATTTACATTTACTGGATATATTGTATTTGCACCGTTTACTTGTACTACATCTGCACCATTTACTTGTACATTATTAGTATAAGGTATAGAAGCATCATAAGTTTTAACACGGCGTATGTTACGAATACCACTCACGATACTTTACCACCCCATTCAGAATTAGGATTTACTTTATCCATATAGTTAAACCCACTACCTTCAGGGTAAATATATTTTCCATTCTCATCAAATCTTTCACCAGTTTTCTTTGCATTATATACAGGGTAGGGTCTCTTCCCTTCCCTCATCTCTCTTCCCTTCCTCTTTCTCATTTCATTACCAGTCTCATGATCTTCAGGCATGGTAGGCCAAGAAGATCCTAAAATCCTTTTAATATCTTCTTTTGTATAACCTTTCATTTTTTCTCAATCCATTCAGGAACTTTTGCTCCCTCTAAATTTCCATAGTTTGGACCTAACCAATTACTTCTAACCATTGCTGGATGAAGTATATTTTTAAAGTAATCTCTATGCTGTTCTACATGTGTACCAGTCTTTGCAAAACCAAAGTCAGTTACTTCTACTAACCCAAGTCCTGCTACAGCAACACCAATCACAGCACCAGCACCAGCAACCCATTTTTCAAGGTGACGAATCCTTCCCTTCAGTCTTTCATTCTCTTCTTGAGTTACTCTATCTACATCTTCTTTAAGATCTTTTAGTTGTTGCTCTAGTACAGCCATCCTGCTGTTCTGTTGAGCATCAATTTTATTAATTGTATCATCAGCCATAATAATCTCTATTGTGGGACTTGTTTTTTATAATCTTGATTAGGAACTGTAATACCCTTAACAGGTCCAGAACTCTTAGGCCAGTTATTAACTAATTGTATATATATTTCTTCTCTCACCACCTGCCTAATTGCTTCTATCTTAGCATCCTCTCTCTTCTGAGGACCACCTTGCATCTTATCTATCTGATGATTACCACCAACAAAAGCACCAGTTCCAAGAACTGCTGTTGCTGTTACTGTACTAGCTGCTTTTTGTAAGTCCATAGTTTTCGTATTCCTCCGTTGGTATATGCCAGTCAGCGTATACACGCCTTCCTGTTTCGCCTTTTGAATCTATGTAGACTTGATCAAGACTCGACCAGTGTCCCAAACGAACGCCTAATCTCACGTAACTCCTCAAAATTTTTCTGTTTAGTGCCGCCATCATATGCCCAAGCATAACCCTCCGTAATCATTTGTTCATTTAGTGAAAGAGTAGCATCGCCAACATAGAGCCAACCAAGAAGCCTACCATACTTCCCAACGCCACCCTTAAGTTCAGTTCTAATAGTGAGTTCTTCATCACCTTTAATAGTTTCAGTAAGTTTATCTTTCATCCATGCAGTAGCATCAAGACCTAATGCCTTCTCTTCTAGATCTCTAGTCCTCTTCTCTGGAGTGTCTACACCCGCAATTCTTACCCGTTCTTTCTTGTATAAATCGAATCCAAGATCGATCAGAACATCTATCGTATCTCCGTCCAATACTTTTACTATCTTTGTCACTCGGAAGTTGTAACAACTCTTCCTTGACGGTGGAACCATCGCTCCCATCTTCTTCCTCCCATAGGTCTAGTGATCTATTTATAGATTCTTCTGCGGGAGTTCTATTCTGCTCTGCTTCCCAGTTCCGTATATCCTGAACCATCTGATTCGGACTCGTTGCTATTATCAATGGGGTTAGGATACCAATCATCGTACTTAAATATCCAGTATATTGTAACACATACTCCTACTAAAAGTATAGCTAACATAATATTTACACTCTGAACAACTTCAGACATATGCCTGTGCTGCTAACCAAGTTGATAAACCTAATGATACTCCCATGATGGTGATTCTACTCATCCACCACATTATTTCATGTTTCATAATTAATGTCCCATTGGTATACCTGCTGCCATAAGACGAGAGATATTATCAACCTCCGAATTATTTCTACAGTAATCAACAAAATGAGGATGCTCCCGTAGATAGGAAACATCCTCTTTGCTGTGTTCTATTGCTTCATATGCACTCATAGCATACTCACATATTTCATGATGATGTAGTTGATTATCGTGATATCCAACTGTGTAATGATTCTGTTGAGTCAGGGGCATGATTCTTCAATCCCATACTACCCATATTTATAGCACACTTAAGTAATTTTGCCTACTTTAGTGTGGACTCCCTGACTCTGTGTTGTTAACCTGTTAATCCTACCTTTGCACCTAATACACTGTTATCAGCAGCAAAAACACATTCCCAAGGTTTCTTCTCAAGAAACTCAACTGAATTACCTAGTATAGTAAAAGAACCTACAACTGTTCCTCCTTGTTCTTCCACAACAGTTACTAATCTAGCAGTACCTGTGCCATTATAAAGACGAACACAAGTTGCTGCACTAAAACTTTTTGCAGTTCCTGTATTTACAGCACATGCTTCCTGTGCTCCAGCGATCAAAGTTCTCTGAGATGCCATTACTCTTACTTACACTATAGATTTATTTATAAAACCTGAATAACACCGTAGCAATCAGGTATTTCATGGGTTAATTTACTTTCAATACCTTGCTTCAGTGTTATAGCACTCATTGCACAGGTAGAACATGCACCACCTAATCGTACCTTAACGAAGTTTGTTTCATGTTCTATCTCTACAAATTCTAACCATCCACCATCTGCCTCTATGTAAGGTATAAGTTCTTCTAGAACCTTGATTACATTCTCTTCAGTTAATTCCATAACCTTGTCAATTGTCGAACATCAGTTACACCATAGAGTGCCTTACAGGTTTGTTCTGCATCCTCTCTCAAATTAGATGGTGATTTAAATTCTACCTTCTTCAATCGATTAGAAGAAAGTAAAATTTGTGCTGACCATTTAGTTTCCATATGTGTTGCTAAATCATATTGCCTTTTAAGGTATTCGTACTGGTCACTCAAAGTAGAATAGCACCAATAACAAATCCTTTAGCAAATGCAATACAAGTAACTTGATAGTCAGTCCATCCAAACTTATCCTGACACTTTTTAATAAGTGCCTTATCCCATTCAACTACTTTGTCGAATCCTGCTTTAATTTTTTTCATAATTACATTTTAAATGTTTCTGTTGAATCGTTATCAGTAGTAATCTTAAGAGGTGCTTGCTCAACTTTAATAGTTTGAACAGGACCAGATGATTTTGCTGCTTCAATTAACTTTGCAAGGTCATCTTTACTGATTCCACCACCATTACCACCACCGTTGCCATTACCATTACCATTGTTCTGCATCTTCATAGTACCATCACCTTTCTTACTAGCAGTCTGAATTCCGAAGCTAGCTAAAACTCCTGTAAAAACCGAAGCTATAAATGTTGGATCTATTTTTTGTTGTGGTACACCTGGAATCGCCACATAATTAAGAGTCAATATTCCACCCGACCAGGCAAGAACAGTAATGCGAACAAATGTACTAATGATCGCTGCTTGTTCCTCTGCATCGGGTAGAATAGCAGACTTTACTTTACCAAAGAGACCTTTCTTCTTTGGTTCTTCATGTTCTTCTTCTACAATCTCTTCCTTTACTTCGTCAGGCATAAAGATAGTGCAACTAGCTTATTTAGAAGTTAGCAAATTCAGAAGGAGCAGATGGAGGAGCAGATTGTGGAGCAGGAGCAGATGCTTGTGGTTGAGTATCTATAGGTAATGCTACATCTCCTGTAAGAGCACCACCACCTAAAGCAGATCCACCAATCCCTCCCATAACTTGTGATTTAATTCCATCAATGATGGAATCCCTGTTGACATATACATATACGCCACTAGCAGCAATGGCACCAGATAAAGCGAAAGACGCAACAGCGAGTACATTTATAATTTTCTGCATAATTTAACAGCAAGTAATTTATTTAGTATTCAGTGAATTATAATATGCTTTGTAATAACTGACAACCCCTGCAGATATTTTATGACCTTTCTCTATCCACTCATCTGCACAGTTGTAGATTGATTGGTTTGAATATTTTCCGTTCCCAAATTCTTTAAACAAAATCATTAAGACTTGCTGCCTTAACTTCATTTGTTCATCTGTCATTGTTGTAGTCGTCATTAGATTAATCCTAGAGATCCTGCGGTGAAACCTACTCCACAGAAGAATGCGAATTCCAAAATGCCATGTGCTGACGGTGGAATTTCTAATAGTTTTGATTTTAAACGAGTCATTTAAGCTTGTGCTCCTCAGCTATAAGTTTTAATTAAAAACGAATGATAATCCGTTTGTATATGCAGTTACTGCTACTGCTGCAACAAAAATTAATTGATACATTATGCTCCTGTAGGTACGGTTGCCATTTGTGGATTTGTTATTCTGATTCCTTTACCACCATCGTCATCATCATCGTCATTGTTAAATGTACGAAGAATAAGTTCGATTAATACTAAAGCAGCCATAGGGTAGAAGCACCATAGGACTGCTGTTAGAGGTGAAATTGTATCTGTTGCGGCTGATAAGTCGCCCATTTATCTTGATTCCGTAATAAGTTACGAGTAATTATTTAGTTATGTAAACTTTTACACTAAGTAATTATACTACACCAGGTATAAGTTGTCCAGTGAAGCTGTAGCTAGCAAAGGCAGCGACGCAGCCAACGATAGCAGCAATACCATTCC